CATAATCAGAATGTCAGTACAGGGAGACTTTGCATCGCAAAAGGATCTTTTATCCAAGCTCCCTGTGACAGATCGTCTAGTACAAATGGAATTCTCATAGAGAATATAAAAGCAGGAGATTTAGTATATTCCTATAATACGAAAGGAAAATTGTTACTTCGAAAAGTTATATGGGCAGGTAGCACGGGAGTCAAGCCTGTTGTAGAAATAAGATGGATGGGAAGTGGGCACAAGCACAAAGGAAGTCTCAAACTTACATACGATCATAAAGTTCTTTTAACAAATGGAAGATGGATTAAAGCTAAGAATCTAAAAAAGGGGCATAGAATAATGTCTCTTTCTGTAGGTGTTAGAAGAGATAATGGCTATGTGCACCTGTACGCCAGATTCAATAGGGATTTAAGAGAAAATCTATTTATTGCTAAGTCTTTAGATAGTAACTGCACTGTCGGTCATCATAAAGATTTTAACAAGCTTAACAATACAGTAGACAACATAGAAGCACTAAAAAACAAAGCTGAACATTCTTCTCTGCATTATAGTTTGTTAAGTCGTGAGGAGAAATTAACAAAAGCTTCTTACCTTCAGCGGCCTGAAACAAGAAAGAAACAACTGGACTCAATTTTAAAAGGCATTGATCACCATAATTGGAAAGAAATAGAACGAAGTACTTTATTACGATGGGCGGCTGTCTGCAAAGGGAAGTATAAACTTATTAGAAAAATGACTGGGATGGACTTTACAGTACTAAAAAGAAAATATCAAGAAGCTGGTATAGATCTAAAAGTAGTGCGTAAACGCTATGGATCAGATGGAAAATATTTAAGTCCAAAAAGATTATCCGAAGCTCTAAAACTTGTTCAACCATTTAACTATAAATCTGTTAATACTAATTTCTACAACTTTAAAAAACTTTGTCAACAGTTTGAGTTAGCCAGTAACCACGAAGTACTAGAGGTTGTTGACGCAGGCACGTCAGAAGTTTTTGACATAGAGGTAGAGGAAACACACTCATTTATTGCAAATGAGCTGTGTGTTCATAATTCGGGAACAAAACCGAACCTGATGAATATCCCTCGCGGCGACACGACAATCAGAGCTGCGTTTGTTCCTCCTAAAAGAGCTATCTGCTTGGGGGGCGATAATCCTGTAGCAAAACCTCCCTGTGGCTACGAAGAAGATTGGTTTAATCCACCTGACAAGTGCCCCCGGTGTGGAGGAAAACTCCTTATAGATGATAAGTACTTCCTGCTTCTGATCGACTACAGCCAGATCGAGGTAAGATTAACTGCGCACTATAGTCAGGATCAAATACTTCTCGATGTGTACAACAATACAGATGAGGACGTTCACCTTCGCACATGTTGCGAAATGTTTGGGTACAACTATAAAGAGGCAGAAAAGATACTAGGGGACGACACCCATTCTATGTATAAGGAGATCAAAAAGAAGAGACAGATTGCAAAGATGATGAACTTTTTGATCATCTACGGTGGAGGGGCCAAGAATCTGGCTGTTAAAATCTCCACACCGACAGAAATTTACACCGAGCAAGAATGCAAAGTGTTTATCTACCAGTACAAGAAGAAGTACAGAGGTCTAACAAAATGGATTGCCCAAGCACAGATCCAGGTTCAAAAAGACCTGTTTGCTCAAAACTGGTTTGGGCGGTACCGTAGACTACCTGAGCTCAAGAACGCGGCGTCAAACAAGTTCATCCCGTCGGAGAAGTGGAAAATAGAGAGAGCTCTTCGTCAAGCGATCAATTATTATATTCAAGGAACAGCGGCGGACCTTTTCAAAATCGCAATGGTTAGAATAAGCGACTTGCTACAGGGAACAAAATCAAGAGTCGTCATGCCCATCCATGATGAATTGATCTTCTACTTTCATGAGTCAGATCTCCATCTCCTTTCTCAGATAGTAAAGGATATGGAAGATTTTGATTTCAGGGTGCCTATCACAACCACGGTCTCTTTCGCCAAGACCTCTTGGGCAGACAAAAAAGAATTGAAACTGTAGGGCAGTTGTTTTACTCGGTATTGACTTTCCTATTCACACAGTCAAAACTAATACAGTGCCAGCGTAGAGGCTATGTATCTACGACAAAAGGTATAGAAGGTAAAATACCTATCATAAATAGCAGCAATATCAAAATCTTATAAAATAGTTCCTTATCTGCTACTTTTTTACTTGCAATCTGCTAGCAAACTGCTAACATCTTTCTATATATTGCAGGATGAGTTTGCGCCAGCGCAGAGGCAAGTATCTGCGACCCAATGCTAATGGCGAGATGCAGGTGCAAGTCCTGTCAAAGTTCGAAAGAATTTTGTAGCTTAACAGTAGAGCGCGTAAACCGCAGTTCAAAATATAGTTCTCATTATTTTTTGTTCGGCTAGGCCAGCGTAGAGGCTATAATCTACGACGTAGAGTGTCAGCTTCAAAGCCGACGTAGAGGCTATGTATCTACGACTCATTGGGGCAAAGACTTATGAAATGGGTCGCGGACTAAAGGGAAATCTGTCCTGACAGCCTGTGCCCCGTGTCCTGGACGCGGGAAGCCGCAACGAGGGCTCTACACTAGTGTTTTGCTTGGCAAGGAATGATCAATGTCCGTTCCTAGATCAAATCCCAAATCAACTCGTGTTCCTGTCATGATCGCTGCAGAGCTTTGGGATAGAATAAAAACTCTAGCCGCGCAGCAAAGACCTGTGCAAAGCGGAGCTCAGATGCTGGAGCTTATCATCCGCCAAAGCCTCAAAATGTTTTGGACCCGCAAGGAAAAATAGCTCTCAAGTATTGCTTACTTTACATTTTCTGCTACCATCCGCTTGACAATGCCCAATCGCATCACAATAGATTTAGTATGTTTCTTCCTTGCTCCAAATGCCGGGGCGCTTCACACCCGGCCACCGCTCACCTGAGCGGGATGCACGAGCCCTTCTGCTGGGCTTGTGCCATGGAGATCTGCGCCCAGCAAGATAAAGAAGCAAGAGCTGTCGGTCAAGCGATGGCAGACGGTCTTATGGCCTACTTCATAGCAGTAAGACATCTAACCCTTCACAAGGAAAAATTTGTAGGCCGCGAAGAGCGCAAAAATAGAGTCTTCAAAAACTCCAAGTAATTTCATCAAATTATAACTTTCCCTTCCCAAAATCAAAAATAGGACGGTGCTAATCTTTAGTTCGCTTCTTACTATACTATGGAGAATGGGTCTGCGCCAGCGCAGAGGCAAGTATCTGCGACCGCAAGACGGCATGACAACGAGGATAAAATGAGCACCAAAACAAGAACTAACAAGGATTTCAGCCATCACAATCCTTTTTTAGAGATAGAGGAAGGAGTTGTCCTGGGTGCCGACCTCCAAGATGATGTCTTCATCGACAACTCAAATCTCGAGGAAGAGTTCCTGAACCAACCAGAAATATTTGCTTGGTGGGCATCCACCTGCGAGCTCGCCAAAGATCTCGTTGCCAAGCAAAAGTTCCTCCTCGAGCGGCTGTCAGCCACCTTGGACAATAAAATACGGCTCGACGCGGAACAGCTTTCGATCGATACAGGCAAGCCGGTCAAACTAACTGAAACCAAAATCCTACACATGATCAACACAAACGAGGAGTACCAAAGGGCGACTTTTCAACACCTGGAATTCAAAAAGCAGCTCGGGCTACTCCAGGCTGGAAAAGACGCTGTGGAACAAAGGAAGGAGATGCTTATCTCTCTAGGGGCAAACTACAGAGCAGAAGCGAGCAGTAATCCTAGTATCTTAAAGGATGCTTCACGAGAACGAGCACGCCGCGCTGTTGACGCTCAGAGAGCTCACGAGAGCCACGAAACCAGAACCCCCCAACCTGTAAGAAGACCCGTAGGTAAGAAGCCTGCGTAGTATTCTGCACCAAAGATCAACCCGATAACTACAACAGGAGCGAAGTGAAGCATGGCCATTAAGACGAATATGGAAAAAGCTAAAAAGATGCGTGACGACATCAACGCAAAAATAGCCGCGCAGGCTAAATTTGGTCTCCGACCCGAGTGGTGGAAAGCAAAAGTTGGTACGAACAAAATTCGTATTCTTCCCGCTTGGACCGACAAAGGCCCGAATGAAGGTCAGTGGTGGCGTGAGATTTGGGTGCATTACGGAGTGGTCGCCATGGAGGAGCCGGACGATAACAACAAATTTATTGTTTCCTGTGCGTCCAAGACTCCAGACGCAGCCTACATCCTTGGGATGGATCCCTCCGAACCTATCTTGTGCCGTATTTGCGAGTACGCCAAGGAGCTGCGATCGAGTGCTGATCCTGCTAGCGTAGAGCTATCAAAAAATCTTCGTGCCAAAATGCAGCTGTATGTCAATATACAAGATCTAAATGATCCTATTTGGACAAAGAAAGACATTGAGCGAGTCAAAGCTGATGGGTGCCCAGACCAACATCTTCCTAAGGTCGGAAAACCTAAGATTCAGGTGTTCTCTTTTGGCACCAATATCATGAAAGATCTTCTTGATTTCTACGCCGACAATATTGATCTTTGTGATCTCAACAAAGGTCATGATGTCATTATAGAGCGGGAAGGGACGACCAAGACCGATACTAAATATCGAGTGCGTCCTGTCATCGCACCAAGTAAAGCATCACATATCAAGGATGCTGATCTTGTCGGTATGTGGAATCTCGAAGAAATCATGCCTTTCTTCTCCGATGAGCAGCAGCAAATGATCCTGGCTGGCGGAACCAAAGAGGATGTTTATTCCTTGGCCGCCAATCAAGAGGCCAAACAGCTTCCAGCAGGAGAAAAGGAAGAGAAGGAAGAAGAGGCTGCTGTAGAGGAAGAAGCTGCTGAAGAGGAGGAGGAAGAAGTGGCAGAGGAAGAAGTAGCAGAGGAAGAAGCTGCAGAGGAAGAAGCTGCAGAGGAGGAAGAGACCCCTGCGGAAGAGGAATCTCCTGCAGAGGAAAATTGGCCTCCTCTGGATGAGCAAGGCAACATCGACTACGAAAAGCTCTCCGACGAGCAGATCGAAGACAAAGCCAACGAGGAAGTGGTCGATAAAGATGGATTCAAGGTCTATGTCGAGTGCTTCGGGGCCGCAAGACAGAGGGATCCTGACAGCGAGCAGTGCACGTCAGAGTGTGGTCTTGCAGACCGCTGTGGCAAGCGCATTGCCTATCTTGACGAGCAAAAGAAAAAGGCAGCAGCAGCGAAGAAAATGCCCCCTCCTGGAAAGAAGCCAGTGAGCGAGGCAGCTCCTGCCAAGAAAGGTCCAGGTCGACCTCCCAAGAAAGAGGAAGCTGGCGGCAAAACGACGAATCTCGAAGATGAGATGCGCAAGGCTTTAGCAAAGAAATGATAAGAAAGTACAAAAAAAGACCAGTTGTGGTCGAGGCCGTGCAGTTTGACGGCACTGCTGAGTCCGCGAAATCGATTCGCAACTGGATAAACCGTCCGTGTAACTCTCCAGCTTTTTTGTACCAAGAAGCAGGAAATGACCACTCTCTGACGGGCTGGTGCCTTGTTATCAAGACACTAGAGGGAGATGTTCGGGCTGTAAAAGGAGATTTTGTAATCAAAGGGGTTGTGGGAGAATTTTATCCCTGCAAACCAGACATCTTTGCTACAACATACGAAGAAGTGTGATGAAAAAGTGGAGTGGTCACCGCATTGGGCAACGGCACCCTGGGTGGCCCAGGGGAGCGGGCGAGGTTCGAATCCTCAGATGGTATAGGAAGCCTGCTCATGAAGGTTCGAATCCTTCCACTCCACCTATGGACGCCCGCTGTAGTAGCTCTCCGTTGTGGGTAATGCCTGCGTAGAGGCTGTGTATCTACGACCTGCGGCGGGCGTCCGTACACGTAAACCGGCCCAGCGGATGCCTGGGACTCCCTGTGCGGGGTAATGAGGCTGCCGCTAGGCACAGACAATGGCGGCGGCACTAGTAAGGATCAAAACCATGAACACATTGACAGAGCTTATTAACGCAAGATCAGCATTCTTAGCTTCGATAGGAGTCAGAGCATGCAGCGAGGACGAGAAAAAGATTATTGATCTACTGAACAAGAAGATTCTGTTTCTTCTTGATCATGTCATGACTACGAATCAATAGAACAAATTGCGATCGGTGACGACCGATGGAGGTTTGTGATTGATAAGTAAAAGCGTAGGGTTCGATTCCCAGCGAGTCCACTAGAGGAGTAGCGTTGTGACTATAATCTGTGACGAAGTTAGTTACATAAAAGATCAAACTGTTAAAGAGAAAACATTACAGTTATTGCAATGTCTGCCTGTAGATAGAGATAAACTTAAAGAATTCGCTGCAGAATACGAACTAGCGAGGGCAAGAGCTCTAAGTGACCATCGGCTAACCAGCACCACGCAGCATGCTGCCGAAACTCTAGATTGTTTACGGAAACTATGCTGGGCCCTGTGGAGAAGTTATTTGGGACAGGAGCGTAGCACATAATGCTATTTCTCAAATATTATCTATATATTTTCAAAGCCAGCATAGAGGCTAATAATCTATGACTAGTGATGATAGACTGCGTACAGTATGTTTCATTGGTAATCCTTGTCCTTGTGGATGGGCTTTGGATGAGATAGACGAGGACACCAAAAAATGTGAAAAGTGCGGGCGTACTGTGAAACGCTATAAAGGGTTCTGGGTTGTGACTGATGATGGCAAAGGCTACAATTTTAGACAAAAATCAAAGCCAGCGTAGAGGCTATAATCTATGACGGATCTACGACGAGAGAAGGAAATTATGCCACGTCGTTTTTCTTCACTGCAAGAAAAGAGAACATACCAGACGTGGGCCGACATGAGAACCCGCTGCAACAATCCAAGGCACCGTAGCTACCCATCATATGGTGGTAGAGGCATCAAAGTATGTGAACGATGGGATGATTACGAGCTGTTTTTGAAAGATATGGGGCTTAAACCAGACGGATTAACATTGGAGCGGTTGGACAACAACGGCAATTATAGTCCAGAAAATTGCAAATGGGCAACGTATAGAGAGCAAAGTATCAACACTCGAAGAAATAGATACTTTGAAATTGATGGAGTCAAGTTACCTATGGTAGATTATGCCAAAGCAGTAGGCATACCCGCTAGCACACTCAGCAGCAGGCTAAATCAGTACGGATGGGATACTAAGACAGCACTGAATGCAGAGAAAAACCACATAGAGAATATTCCAAATGATCCTGAAAAGATAAAATACCTACGTAAACTAACCGACAAACAAGCGGATGAAATAAGACAAATCTACTCTAAATCTCGTATTTCCATGCGCAAATTGTCAGAAATGTTCGGTGTGAGCGCTACGAGCATTGCTAATATTATCCAAGGAAAAACACATGCCAACCCCACTTCCTAAGAAAAAGCAACCTGAGACGGCACCGTCTCCTAGCGCAGCAATTACGAAGCTTGTGGAGGCCAGTGTAGCTTCCATCGAAAAAGCTTTTGGTAAGGGCGCGGTGATGCGATTGGGGGACACCAGAGCCGCGCACATCAAGAAAGAAGATGTCATTTCTACAGGGTCGTTAAGTCTTGATCTTGCTACTGGAGTAGGAGGAATCCCCCGAGGAAAAGTTGTTGAAATATTCGGAGGGGAATCAATGGGCAAGACAACTCTTGCTTTGCATGTCATTGCCCACGCTCAAAGGATGGGAGGAATTTGTGCGTTTGTAGATGCAGAGCATGCCTTGGACACAGACTATGCCAAGAACCTGGGCGTAAATGTTGATGATCTCCTTGTCAGCCAGCCTGACTATGGAGAACAAGCATTGGAGATTGTAGACCAATTTGCTCGAGGAGGAGGGATTAGCGTAATTGTTGTCGATTCTGTGGCTGCACTGACTCCTCAAGCTGAACTCGAAGGGGAGATGGGGCAAAGCCATATGGGCCTTCAAGCTCGCTTGATGAGCCAGGCCATGAGAAAGCTAACGGCTAATGTTTCCAAATCCAACACACTTGTGATCTTCATAAACCAAACGAGAATGAAGATAGGGGTCATGTTTGGTGACCCGACTACGACAACTGGCGGAATGGCATTGAAGTTCTACGCGGCTCTTCGTTTTCAGATCAAACGTATTGGGGCTGTTAAGATAGGGGCCTCTGACGATTCCGAAATCGTAGGCAACAAAACGGAAGTTCGCGTGGTGAAGAACAAAGTTGCCTGCCCATTCCGCAAAGCTGAATTTGATATTATCTATGGCAAAGGGATAAACTTCGAAGGTGAGGTTATTGATCTCGGAGTGTCCCATGGGATAATCGAAAAGAGCGGAGCATGGTACTCCTACAATTCTGAGAGACTGGGACAAGGAAGAGAGAGCACGAGAGAGTTTCTTACTGTGAATACTAAGATCACAAAAGAGATCGCCAGCAAGATCAAGGCGATTGGATACAGAGAGCCCAAGAAGAATAAGTAAACAATGACTTACAGAGATAATCTTACAGCAGCTTTGTCTCAACTAGACTCTTTGAGGTTAGAAGGCGCAGACCCAAAGAATTTCGATGGTCGAGTATTGACTAAAAGACTTTGTGAGTGTTTAGGTGCGGCGATTAAAAAAGATCCTCTTGAGTGGAAACTAGAAAAAGCTAGCGACCGCTCTTGTTGTATTTGGTCAGATAAGTACGTCTACTATAGCTATTCGATGCAACTAGCTATCATTGCATTTAAAAAATGGTTCGTACGCGGAGTCCATGTCTACAAAATAACACATGTGACGACTGCGAATGACCACCCAGTCTTAACCAAAGAGAACAGAGTTACACTGAAAAATAGAGACCTATGTGAAATTGTGTTCAACATGACTATACTACAGATCGAAAAAGAAATAGAAAGGAAGATGAAATGAAAGCTAGAACTCATCTATTATTTCTGTGTTTGTGGATCGTCGGATGTGCTGGGCTTGGGCGCAGCTGTAGCTCCTGCTGGGCGGGGGCTGTTGGGGCTGACTGGTTGGTCGTGCAAGTGAAATCATTTGACGGAGTCCCTTACCGCTGCTGGGAATTGACTGACGTTTCTGTTGTGAACGAGCAGCAGTCAGACGGAGTGTACTGGAAAGACCGCATAACTGGAAATCTGGTCCATATAGCTGGGCAGTACAACCGAGTGCAGGTGGTGGGAGGAAATTGGGACCATGCATACTCTCAGGTTGGAATCACAAAAGAGGGCTGCAAGAAAATTCAAGCGACTCTTTATTCTGGGGCCTCTCCTGCGTCTCAACCAGCAGAAAAGTAGACATGGAGCCACTACACACGCAGTTTAAAGCGTACATGAATTGCTATAACTGTAATAAAAAGACACTGCCCAACACTTCTGAACTAGGTCACTATCCACAGTATTCTCCGAAATCTTCACAAGAGATACGTTTAGGGTTTGTTGTGTACATTATGTTCTCTTGTACTTGTGGGGCAGAGTGGGCTGGCATACTTTGGTATGGTGGGCAATAGAGAATAAGATATGATTGCTAAATCAATTTTACTGTTATTTGTTCTTTATTTGTCGTGTGGCCTGAGGTATATAGGGTAAATCATTTGCGCCTGCTCATTTTTTCAGACCTGCACGGACACAATTTCAGACCCTACAGCGAGGTACTATCCAACGGAAGAAACTCTCGCTTTCAGGATATACTAAATGTTCTCGAGAACATTTATCAGGTATGCAAAAACCAAAAAGTAGACGGTGTTCTTTTCGGAGGCGATCTCTTCCATGCTCGCTCCGTTCTCAATGTCTCTACTTTCAATGATACCTACGAAGCCATTGCAAAGATAAAGACTGTGGTTAAGTTCTTTGTCATGGTTGTGGGCAACCACGATCAGTCAAACAAACTAGGAACAATCCATAGCACCAAAACATTCAATGCCATTGTGGATGTCATTGATCGACCCATGTGGATCATGGAATCAGTTGGAGAAGAGAATATCTATATCCTTGGGGTACCTTTCTCTGACAACAAAGAAGGCATTATCCAGTCTATCCAAGAAGCGACGAATGAGAAGAACTGCCCTGATTTAGAGACCAACAGCTCTGTGCTTCTTGGCCATTTCGGCGTAAGCGGGGCTGAACCTGGAGCTAATTTTGTTCTTAGAGCTTCAGATCTACCAACAATACCAGACCTCGAGCCAGACCTGTTCTCTCAAATATTTCTTGGTCACTATCACATGTACCAGGAACTTATCCCCAACGTACGCTACGTGGGAGCTCCTCTTCAGCACAATTGGGGGGACTGCGGCCAGCAGCGATCGGTTACCTTGTGGGACACCTCACCTTCTGGGGAGTACACTGCCCCTACGCAAATCGACATGGCCGCGCCCGAGTTCGTCAAAGTGAACTATAATGAAAAAACTGGATCTCTTTGCTGTGATGAAGGCAGCATTGCTGGCAATTTTATTCGAGTCATTTTCGACAAAAGACTTCCTAAAGAAGAGTGGGAGAATCTAAAAGAAGAGCTCCTTACTAATGGTCAAGCTCGCTGGGTCGAAGAAAGTCTAGAAGTACCCAAGCCAGAACTAGCTGAATCTGCCAGCACCTACTCGCCCAACGTAGACATAGAAGATATGATTGACTGTTTTGTTGACGAGGCAGATACTAGCGATCTTAGCAAGGAAACACTGAAAGAACTGGGTCACAAATTTCTGGAAAGCAAAGGCACCTAATGACTACAAGCACCCCGCTACCCACCATTACTCAGCGCGTTCTTGATATAGCCAAGATGTGGCTTAACGATACATTCGTTGCCAAAAACTCAGACTACGGCGCATCGTACATCCTAACAGGGAAAACTATACAGCTCTGGTTTCCTGATGGATTTAGTTTGAACTCTCCTGTCAAGCACGCCTACCTGGGGCTTTTAACAAGGATGCTCGATAAGCTTATCAGAACAAGTAATTTAATTCTTCGAGGCAGAGAGGGTCTCGTAGAGGATGAAAAAGCCTATGTCACTATGGGTGATCTTGGCGTCTATGGGTTCATGACAGCAGAGCTTCTGAAGAACGGAATAGATGGTAGCAAGTATAACGAAAAAACAAGTGACTAACAGTGGCTGACTGTCCATATGCTGGGCATCCGTACAGAGATTCTGGAGAACCAATAATGCCAAGGCCACGTGAGCTTCCGTTCATGGTCACTCTGTTTGTCGAGGGCGGGGTGATGCCAGGCATGGATGCTGCAGAGAAACAGGCTAAAGATTTCGAAGAGATTATTGAAAAGTATGTGGTCAATAACAGCGTGCAAATAAATAGAAGACCTATACTAGCTGTTGAAGTAAAATATCTTATTAAAAAGGTAGGTGTGTGATATGGAACGAAGCCGTCTGATCGAAACCGTCAAACAAGCTGAAAATCATGCCATTGAAAAACCAACAGAGCCTCCTTTGTGGATAGACTCAGCGGTGCCTGTTGCCTTTGACGGTAGAAAAGTTGAAGTAGAATTCTACTGCAGCATGTGCAAGCACTATATCTATATAAAAATCAACACAGGGCTAGAGGGTAACCATATTATGCATTGTCCTGTCTGCGATCACGAACATTTCAGAGTTGTGGTTAATGGGATCATAACAAGTGACAGGCACGATAAAGGTAAAGCTATCGTGGATGAGATTATCTGCACAAAAGCGGCAGCGGTCCCTGCTGACCAACGCAGAGTTAGAGGCAATATTTCTGTTATTAGAGAAATGGAAGCGTGTGGATTATTGAAATAAAATGAGTGATATACAAGGCTGGCGTAGGTTCACAATGCCTGCGACGATAAAAAGAAGGTATGCTAAACTCCCGCCAACGCAAAGACGCTATTCCCAGCGCCGAGTGTGCATGCAGGGAGTGTACATCCCGTACACCAGACCAGAGTACAATTTAACAAAAGAAGAAGTAGAGGAGAAAAAGAAAATGGGTGAGGCAAAAGAAATCGTGGGCGCTCCTGCGAGAAAATCAAAACATAGTTCACAATCGGATGGGGATTTAGGATTTTCTTCAGACGATTGCCTGAGCCACTCAGCAGTTATTCCGAAGTTGGAAAGCGTCATCGACAACTTGGACAAGGCCATCTCCATCAAACAGGAAGACCTGCTAGGCGAAGGTGACGCGCTCAAGGCAGAGAATCACTACAAGCTTGGAATTCTGAAAGCCGCTGACAGCCTGATTCGCAGAGCCAAGGAGTTGCTCTGTGCCTACGGTGCCGATCTTAGAAGTGACATTGAAATTGGTACCACCACCATGTTCAATAAGGCTAAAAAGGAGACAAAAGATGCTATC